CCGGACTTTTGCCGAGACTTTGAGCGGCCTCGGCCTGCGTTAGCTTCGGATCATCAGCCTGAGCGGCGAGGATCTCGTCGGCTGCCTTCACGTACGCCTCGCGCTTCGCGTCCCCGGATTCGGCGACCGCGATATACGCGGCCGCCGCTTCCAGATGGCTCTTGACGCTCACTGCCCGGACTCGGTCTCGACCGGCAGCTCGAGCTGCATCTTCTCGTGCATCTTCACGATCGCGGGCTGCTGACGAGCAGCCAACTCGGGCTGACGGCGCGTCCCGAGCTCGAGCCGACTCTTGACGGTCTCCATCCCCGACGAGAGCCGAGCGATGGCGGGCTGCCAGTAGTACAGCTCGATCGCGTCCGAGTTGTCCGACACGAACCGGCCGCGCCGCTTGATCGTGATCATCCCGTCGCCGTTGTGGCTGAGCTTGCGGGTGACCTGGGCGGCGCAGAGGACGTAGCCGTTCTCGAGTGACTTCTGCACGATCCCGCCCGCACCGACCAGCGGCGTGATCAGCAGGTCGAGCTCGCGCTCGATCTCCTCGTTCACGGCCTCGCCGAGGAGCGTGTAGCGGAGCTCGGCGATGATGAGTGCCTTCTCTTGGATCTCGGCCTCGTCGGCGCTTCCGACAGGCTTGCCGACGAGCAGTTCGCGGCAGCCGTCGGCGAGTTTGGCACGGTCGGCCTGGTCGCCGCGGACGTAACCGTGCTCGCGCAGGTGTGACAACGTCTCAGGAAGCATTTAGCCTCCTTTTCTGGGCGTCGGGTTCTTCCTCACATCGGTAGGCCCGGCGCCCTTGTGTGCGCGAGCACCATACCACGGTACGTCACGTGACGGCAAGGCGTTACCGCTCCTCGAGCTTCCTGACTCTCGCCTCGAGCTCGGCCAGCTCCCGTCGCAGCTCCACGATCTCCGGCTGGCTCGCGCGCGACAGGTAATCGTCGGGGACGCCGCCGAGCACCTCGACGAAGCGAGCGGCGTTCTTCTGACCGATGCCGCGGACGCCCCTCTCCATCTGATTCCACTCCTCGCGCGAGACCTTGGCGCGCTCCGCCGCCTCCCTCTGCGTCAGCTTGAGCGCAAGCCGCCGCTCCTTAATCAACTCCAGACCCCGCGTCACGTGACGTGACTGTGCCGAGTTTGCGGTCCTTCCGACAGGGACGCCCCTTGACGACGGTACGTCACGTGACGTACATTGGTCACCTACATGAGCACAGCACCGACAAGACAGTGGATCGCGATCGGCACCCGCATCCGGGACGCTCGCAACGCAGCGGGTCTGTCCCAGGACGCCCTTGCCGCTCGGATCGGCACATCACGGCGGCACGTGATCCGGCTCGAGCAGGGGCAGCACCGGCCAGGTAGGTCGATGCTCACCCGTATCGCCGAGGCGACCGGACGTGACGCGCAGTCGCTCGACCCCGACGCGAAGGAGGAGGACTTGCAGCTCGCCTCCGCGCTCGTCGAGTTGTTGCGCGTCCACGTCCGGGAGGTCGTCCGTGCCGAGTTGAAGGCGCAGAGCGCATGACCAGCGAGCCCTGGGTCCCGGAGGTCTTCGACGACTACCCGTACCAGAACTTCCCGAGCGCGCCAGATGATGTGTCGTCCGCTGACCCTGGCGAGACATCACCGGGCGCGTCCGGTCACCCGCCATCCCCCGCCGGCGCGCCCCTATCCCGAAATATCGACCGGCGCCCGGAGCCGCTTCATCCCGAGTCGGACTCCGAGCGCCAGACAGGAGCACTGTAATGGACGAGCCACTCTGGTACTGGATCCTCTGCCTGCTCGCCGCGCTGCTCGTGGCGGTGCCGGCACTCACCTACTGGCTCGAGGGTCGCGCCGAGAAGCGCGACCGCGAGACGTGGGATCGCTTGAACCGGATCGGAGGCCGACGGTGACCGAGGTACTCGACATGGAGACCGGCGAACTCGTCCCGTACGAGCCGCCGGCGACGCCCCCGGCGACGCTGTTCCGCACCGACGCGCCGTGGGAGGTCGTCGTGCAGGCCGCGAAGACCGCCGACGCGCTCGCGAGCGTGGTGAAGAAGCAGAAGCTGACGGCGACGATCCAGGGCCGCCAGCACGTGCTCGTCGAGGGCTGGACGCTGCTCGGGAGCATGCTCGGCGTGTTCCCGATCTGCGTCTGGACGCGGAAGCTCGAGGACGGCTGGGAGGCCCGGGTGGAGGCGCGCACTCGTGACGGCGCGATCGTCGGCGCCGCGGAGGCGCAGTGCACCCGCAGCGAGAAGACGTGGGCGAACCGGGACGACTACGCGCTCCGCTCGATGGCGCAGACGAGGGCGACAAGCAAGGCGCTCCGGCAGCCGCTCGGGTTCGTGATGGTGATGAGCGGGTTCGAGGCGACACCGGCGGAGGAGATGCCGCGCGACGAGCCCGAGCAGCCCGTGCTCGTGACGAAGGCGCAGAAGGACCACATCCACCGGCTGATCGCGAAGATCGAGAGTGAGGGCACCGCCACGGAGGCGCGGATCCGGGAGGGGATGCAGCAGGAGTACGGCACCCAGTTGACGGTGAAGCTGACGAAGACGCAGGCGATCGACTTCATCACGCGGCTGAAGAAGATCGCGGGCGAGGAGGAGTCGTGAGCATCCTTCTCCGCCCTGGCTACTACTGCGAGCACGGCGGGTATCTGCTCGCCAGCGGCCGTACGCGCTGCGGTTGCACCGTCGGCGACGCGCTCCCGCTCTGCTTCGACTGTGAGCACGAGCCGCACTCGCCGCACGCCTGCGTGGTGCTCGTCGAGGACGACGATGGCCGTCTTAGCGAGTGCGCGTGCGCGCTTGACTCCTACGCCGCGAAGGAGGCGTCGTGAGCGCCGCCGACGAGGCACGCGACTCGCTCGACCGCGCGTTCGAGCTCGACAGTCGAGGCCGAGTCAGAGAGGCGGTGGTGCAGGAGCTCGCCGTGGCTCAGGTCTGGGCGACCCTCGCCGTGGCCGAGGCGATCAAGGACGCGGTCGCGTCGACGATGTACCAGGGGAAGCCGTGAGCATCCTCGACGAGCTGCTCCCTGTCGCTGACGACGAAGCGACGGCGTGGCCTGCTGGGCTCCCCGACCATCTGTCCGCGAGCCAGGCGAACCAATTCCTCAGGTGTGCCGAGCAGTACCGCCAGAGAGCGGTGCTCGGCAGGAAGGAGCGTCCCGCCGGCGCGCTGGTCTGGGGCTCCGCCGACCACTACGCGCACGAGCAGAACTTCGCGCAGAAGATCAGGAGCGGCGAGGACATCGGCGAGGGCGACGTGAAGCTCGCGTTCGCGGAAGGGTTCGACCAGGCGGTCGAGCGGAACGGCGGCGAGAGCGAGGTCGACTGGGGCGACGATAAGCCCGGAGAGATGAAGGACAGGGGCGCGACCCTTGTCGGTGTCTACCACCAGCAGGTCTCCCCGAGGATCCAGCCGACGGCGGTCGAGACGAAGTTCTCGGTCGAGCTCCCGGGCGTGCCGGTGCCGGTGATCGGCTACGTCGACCTGACGACCGAGCAGACGGTGATCGAACGGAAGACCGCGGGCAGGGCGGAGAAGAAGGTGAAGCCGGACTGGCGCGTCCAGGGCTCGCTGTACCAGGCCGTGACGGAGCTGCCGGTGGAGTGGCATGTGTCGGTGAAGTCGAAGACGCCGGCGGTGTACACGCCGCTCGAGGCGCCCGACCTGGCGCTCGCGCGGAACCTCGCGGCGGTCGGCGCGACGAAGGCGCTGATGCGGACGGTCGCGCTCGGGATCCTCTCCTACTGGAACACGTACGGCCCCGACGAGCCGTGGCCGGGGGCCGTGACGCACCCGTGGGCGTGCGACTTCTGCGGCTACCGCCCGGAGTGCGCCTGGTGGGCTGGCGAGCGCTCGGAGCCGAAGCCTGACCCGTTCTCGTTCGGTGATCCGTCGAGCGGCCGGGCGCCGGACCAGTCGGTGCTGGAGCGCGAGTGCGAGCTCCTGACGCGCTCGCTGCTGACGATCGCAGAGGCGAGCGGGAAGAACGTCGAGGCGATCGCGAAGGTCGTGGCGGGGAACCGCGACTCGCATGCCGGCGAGCTCGGAACGCACAAGGCGTGGCTCGAGAAGCAGCTGACGCGTGCGGAGAAGGCGACGTGAGCGCCGTGGAGTACGAGCTCGAAGACGGGTTTCCTGTCATTGTCCGCGAGATGCTCCCCGTCACGCGGGCGACGGACCTGTTCCTGGACGACCTCACGAGCCGCGGCTACTCCGCCCGCACGGTCGACTCCTACCGGCGGCTCCTCAACCCGTTCGGCGACTCGCTCCGCGACGACCCAGACATCGGCCAGGTCACCGAGGACGACGTCCGCAAGTTCTTCACGCGCTTCAACCGACACGCGCCCGGCACGCGGGCGCACGCCTTCAGCGTGCTCTCGTCGTTTTTCAAGTGGCTGTACTTCGCCGAGAAGATCAAGCGGAACCCGATGGACAGGATGGTGCGCCCGAAGCGCGTCCCGCCCGAAGACCTCGACGTGCTCACGCTCTCGACCGCGGACGTCAGGACGCTGCTCGAGATGGCCGAGAGCTGGCCCGAGCGGCTCGCGATCAACGTGCTCGCCTACCTCGGCCCGCGCCGGCGCGCCGTCGCTCGGCTCAGGTTGAAGGACTACGACCAGACGCGCGGGCGGCTGCGGTTCAAGGAGAAGGGCGGCAAGGTGATCTGGAAGACGGTGCCGACGAAGCTCGCCGCCGTGATCGACGCCGCGATCGCCGCCGGGATCTACCCCGACAAGGACGCCTACCTCGTCCCCTCCGAAGGGCCGACCTTGCGCCCCGAGCGTGACGACCGGGTGATCTGGAACATCATCAAGCGCCTGGCGTGGCGCGCCGGGATCGACGCGCACGTGCATGCGCTGCGGGCGGCGTTCGCGGTCTACTACCTCGAGCAGGGCGGCGATGTGCTTGGCCTGCAGGACCTGCTCGGGCACCGCTCCGCGGCGACCACCCAGGTGTATCTGCGGAAGCGGAATCGCGAGGCCGGAATGGAACCCGTCAGGACACTTGACTGGGGAGACAACACCGACCCTGCCGAAATCGTGCAAATAGCGGAGAAACGGTTAGATGCATCGCCTTGAGTGGGGGCGGGAGGATTCGAACCTCCGTAAGAAGAGTCTTGGCTCTGGGAGCGGGTTTACACCTAACAAGAGGGACTCCCGTCACGCTGTTGCTCGTGCGTTAGCCGAACGGGACGGGCTCCGCTGCTTCTACTGCGGCTGTGAGTTCACGACCAGCCGGGCGATGAACGTTGACCACGTCGTCAACAATGGCCCTGACTGTCTCGACAATCTGGTGCTCGCGTGCGCGGCATGCAACGCGCGCAAGAGTCGCACTCCCGGCTGGCTGTTCGTAGTCCTCGAGGAGCTGCGGACGTGGGAGCAGAAGCGTTACCGGCAGGCGTGGATCGAGCAGCGCCTCACGTACGAGGTGCGCACGTGATTGGTGACGTCACCCCTGCAAATGCGGGGGTGACGCGCCTAGCAGACTCGAACTGGTGTAAACGGCTGTGAGCGACGCCGCACATCGGTTCAGCAACGCGCTCCGCTATCGCGAAGGTGACCATGTGGGTCAGTGGTATCTGACGCCCGCCTACGTTCTCGACCGCGTCCGGTCCGACCTTGGTGGTATCGACCTCGACCCGTGCACCGAACCGGACAACCCGACCCGGGCGCGACGGTTCTACACAGCCAAGGACGACGGGCTCGCGCTGACGTGGTGGCAAGCGTCGTCTGTGTTCTGCAACCCGCCGTACGGGAAAGCCCGTGAGCCGTGGGTAAACAACTGCGTCGACGCCGCCCGTATCGGTGTGCGCGTCATCCTGCTGATCCCGGCGGCGACCGACACACGCATTTTCCGGCGGGCGGCGGAATCGTGCGACGAGATCGTGTTCATCCAAGGCCGAGTGAAGTTCGGGACGCTGCGAATGAACCGGCGCCAACATGCAGCGTCGCATCCGTCGGCGCTCCTCGGCTGGAACGTGACGCTTGCCGCGTGCGCTGCGCTTGGCTGGCGCGTCCGACTTGGCGGGGAGGCCACCGGGTACCGGGACGCCGAGATAAACCGAACCCTCCCCGCCGAGAGCCTTTCAGGTAACTGGTGTAAACGGCCGGAGCTACGGCTTTGCGAGCTGTGCGAGGAGCCGCTACGTGCCGAAGACGAGCGCGCCCATCCGTGGTGTCAGGAACGACTGCGTGACCAGCAGCAGTGGGAGGACGCACGGTGAGCCTAGCGGACTCGTACTGGTGTAAACGGCCGTGAGCGCGGGAGCCTGGGCGGGCACGCATCCCGCCAGGGCACGGGCTGGTGTTGCAGCGGCCCGTGCAGCGCGGGCGGGGGGCTGCCGCAGCCTCCTGCCCGCATGAACGCCGGGGCCTAGAGCCCCGAGGCCCTGTTCCCTGACAAGGAGAAGGAGAGATCCGCCATGTCGCCCCCATCCTCTTCACGCTCTACCTGCTCACCCTCGCCGTCGCCACCGCGACGGCTGCCCACTGGCCGGACCCGCCGGCGAGCTGGCTCAAGTCCTCGACCGTCCGCTGCGTCGTCTACCGCGAATCACGCGGATTGGTGCACATCCCCGGCGGCAAGTGGCAGTTCGAGGGCGGCACGTGGCGCTCGATGGGCGGCCGTGGCGACGCCGGCTCAGCCTCCGAGGCGGAGCAGGACTACCGCGCGTGGCTCTTGTGGCAGCGCGTGGGCTGCTCGGCGTGGTGCCCGTTCGATGGCTGCTGAGCGGCCATGAACACGAAGGAGCGATTTCTAGAGTTCATTGACGACCAGTCTGCGGGCTGCTGGCTCTGGCATGGCGCCACAAATAAGCGCGGGTATGGGTTCCTGGTCTGGTGCGACAAGTTCGCCTACGCCCATAGAGTTTCGTACGAGATCTTCGTCGGTCCCATCCCGGCAGGGTTCCAAGTCGACCACCTCTGTCGCGTAACAAACTGCGTCAACCCTTTTCACCTCGAGGCCGTCACGCAAACCGAAAACGCTAGGCGCACTCGCCAAACTCACTGCAAGTACGGGCATCCGCTTTCCGGTGACAATCTTCGGGTCTATCCCGATGGCCGTCGTAAGTGTGTTGCGTGCAATCGGCGAAACGCTCGAGCCGCGCACAAGCGCGCCAAACAATGAGTTGCGTCGTCGGGTGCGACCTCTCGTCGTTCGCCGTGGACCTCGTCCGCCTCGACGAGACGACGAACCACGCAACCTGGGACCATCTGCACCTCAACGGCAAGTCCGCGCTCGAGCGCTTGCGGCAAGTGCCGCTCGTGATGCCGCGATGGTCGTGGTTCGACGACGTGTACCTGGTCGCGATCGAGGAGCCGATGAGCCGTGGGCAGCCCGGCACGAGCGCAAAGCTCAACCGCGTCCTGGGCGCCGTCGTCGCCTGCGTGCCGGCGACCGTCGAGCTGTGGCTCGTGCGGCCGGCCGACTGGCGCAAAGCACTCGGCCTGTCGGGGCACGCGTCGAAGGAGCAGGCCGGCGAGAAGGTCGACGAGCTGCGCGGTGCCGGCGCGCCCTGGAGTCAGGACGCACTCGACGCGTACGCGGTGGCGTACTACGCGCGGACCGTGAACGCGCGAGGCCTCACAGCGTCGCTTGCCGCTGTGAGGCCATGAGAGGCGTTCTAAGCGTTCGAGCGCTCGCGGATAGCCAGTTGGCGTACCGATTGCCGCGAGACGCCCAGCGCCCGTGCGAGCGTCACGTAGGACGTGCCACGGTCGAGCTCGGCGACGATCGCTTGACGGTAGGCGGCCAGCGCTCGTTCGTACGAGCGCCGGCGCCTCCGCACCAGGTCGAAGTCGGGCATCTAGGCCTTCACGGTCAGCGACTTGCCGCACCAGAGGCAGGTATCCGCCGTCGTGCGCGACTTACGCTTGCAATGCGGGCAGATGCGCGGACCGAACTTGGATCGAGCGAGCTGAGCGGCCATCGCTTAGGCCTCCACTTCGCTTGCGGACTCGATCCACGCGTCCGCGATCGCGTGCCAGTCGACCTGGTCGAGCGCGTAGCCGAGAAGGTCGGATGCGAACGAGGCGCCGAGGTCCGGCGCGAGGTCATCGCGGACCCAATCCTTCAACACTTCGGCGACCGCAGAGCGGTCAGTCTCCGGATGGCGGCGTGTCCAGGTCTCCATGGTCTCTGCCTCTTGCTCGCTTTCGAGCGTGCGAACGACCATCTCGATCGTGGTGGCGTACAGGCCCTCGTCGTTCGAGAGCCACAGGTTCACGTTCCAGGTCGGGTAGTTCTTCCAGCCGTTGTAGGTCTCGTCGCTCATGGTTCTCCTCGTGTAGTGGACTCGACTCGGAGCGGTGAGCTCCGGCCCGAGCCCCGAAAGGCTCGAGCCGCAACCCGCCTAGCCAGCTGCGCGCTTGTGGTTCGCCTTGCAGCACTTGCCGCATACCGGCCCGAGCATCGCCTCAACAGGGTTCATGGCCGCACCGCACTGCTTGCACGAGCGAACGCCGCCCGGCCAGAGCATCTCCTTCGCACCGTAGAAGGTGGTGCCGTTGATCGTGATGGAGGCCATCTAGACCACCGCCCCGAAGCGGTCGGCGTTCAGCTTGTCGGCCATCCGTTGCGCGAGCTTCTCGCTCCGGTAGCCGCTATGGACCGGCTTCGCCTTGTTGTACGGGGCAGGTGTCCAGCCGTCGTACGCCGTGCGTACGACGTAGCCGCCTTGCTCGCCAGACGAGTGAAGGAAGACGCCGAAGGTCTTTGTCTCGCGGGTGGTCATCTAGCTCACCGCCCCGGGCATCGCGCTAAGCGCCGAGTCGATCTCGCCTTCGCTCATGCCGTGCGAGGTCTTCAACGTGTAGACGATCCGTCCGCCGCGGCTCGCGGCGTCGTGCTGCTCGGCGCTTCCCTTGCGTGCGGCGCGCGCATCCTGCCGCGCCCAAGCGAGCGCCAGAAGCAGCATCCCGCGGTCGTGCTCAGTGCTCTTCATCTCACGAACTCCTCGTGTAGTGGACTCGACGAGATCCACCATACTCCTGACATGCGCGCTTGTCAAGCCAGAGGGCGAAATCAGTACCTTCGGGTAGGCTCGCGAGTGTCGGCGGCCCGCCTCTGTGGACTCGACACTCACGGAAAGCGGCCGCCGGCATGAAGCGCAAACGGCGCACGATCCGCAAGACAACGCGCGACTACATCGTCCAGCGCGACAAGGGGCTTTGCCGCTACTGCGGCCGGATCGCTAGCGGCAAATACTGGACGTACTGGACCTACAGCGAAGCGTCCGGCTACTGGCGCAATCGAGGCTGCATAGACCACATCGTCCCTCATTCCAGGGGCGGCGCCGATCACCCGGCGAATCTTGTGCTCGCGTGCGAGAGCTGCAACCTCGAGAAGAAGGACAAGACCTGGACGCCGCTACCGGTGCCGTCATGACGGACGGCGATCTCTACATCGTCGTCACCAACTGGCGCAGGTTCCAGTACTACCGAAATCGCAACCCGCCATGGATCAAAAACCTGACCCAGCTGCTCCATGACGACAACTACTTGAGCCTGCCCCCGGGCACTCGCGCGCTGCTCCACGGACTCTGGCTCGAGTACGCCTCGAGTAACGCTCGGTTACGCCTCGATACACGCTCGCTCTCGGCTCGGTTACGCCTCAGAGTCACGAAGCAACAACTGGATTGGCTTGAACGCAAGGGATTCATTGAATACGCGCAAACACCGCGGCGCCAAGATGTTGTCACCTCACGCGCGCGTGAAGAGGCAGAGACAGAGAAGAGCAAAGAACACGAAGTACACGAAGTTCAAGATCTTGGTTTTGCGTTATTTGAAGGTTCGCCGTCGCGCGCGAACGACGAAGAGACCTTCGACTTCGACAAGATCAACTACTCACCGAGGGAGATGCCATGACACTTGCTGAGCTGGGGCTGACGCCGAGTCAACTTGCGGAGATCGAAGACCTCGAGCCTGTGCTCGTTGAGGCGTGGCTTTCGGCGCTCAGCTCCGCCCACGGGCTCCGCTCGCCCGTCGGGTGGTTTCTCGCCGGGGTTCGCTCGGGAATCATTCCTGGTGCCGTAACTGACAACGCGCGCATACAAGCCGAGCGCTACATCCGCAAGGTGGGCTACCTGCACCAGACCGAGGACGAGATCCGAGACGAGCTAGCCTCCCGTCGCTGGCCCGTCGACGATCGGCTCGTCGAGATCTGGCGCTCCGTGCGTCCGCTCGGCGTCCAGGTCGAGCGTGAGCAGCTCGAGCGTGCCGAGCGCTGGAAGCAGGCCCATTTGGCTATGCATGGCCTAGGCACCGAGCGCACAAGCGACGCACACCACGCAGAAAGCGAGCATTCAAGCCATTCGAGCCTGCCTCTAACGCGTGTTAGCGCTCCGCTCGCCGCCGTCGCTGCGAGCGTCGATGCGGACATCGACTGGTGACGGCGACCCGGGCAGGGGGGGCAGGGGGGAGTGCCGCGGCGACGGCGGAGTCCCGTTGCGTCACGCGTCGAGAGGCAGCCCTCCGGCCGTCCGCCGTTTCCCGGATGATGCGCCGGTGACCGTCCGCGAACTGGCGCTCGTGGCCTTGCTGGAGCGCTACGACGACCTCGTGGATCCGTGGCGGACGGGTGCGAGCTCGGGGGTCGAGGGGGTGCCGGGGATGCCTCCGACCTACACGGGGGACGTCAGGGAGTTGGAGCGTCTGCTGCGAGCGATGAGGGAGCGCGAGCGCCCCCTCTGGTGGCACGTCAATGAGCATTTTCTGGCCGTGACCTGGACGGCAAAAACCGTCTATGTGCGGCGGAAAACGAAGCATGGGAAGCACGTCACGGTCACCGAGAGGCGCATGGAGCGCCAGGGCGACAAGTCGAACCCGGCGAGGGTCGAGCAGGGGGTTGCCTGGCTTGCGAGCCACTGGCGCCTCGAGCACGAGCCGATGCTTCCGGAGCAGATGCTCGTTTGACAACGGCGCGAGCGTCCGTACAATCGCGGGCACAAAGTGGCCGTCTGCGCTCAAAAGTGGGAGGTGACCGTGCCCCGGACGCTCGTGCGTTGGAGCCCGCTCTCCCTGCCGCAAGTGGACGAGGCGCTCTGGGTGCTTGGAATGGCGCTCCCCCGGCTCGACGGAGCCGAGCGTGGGGAGGTTCTCGTGGAGATCGACCGGCTGCTCGACATCAGGCTCACGTTGACGCGGATGCCTGTGGAGGCCGGGAGATGAGCGAGGCGATGGTCAAACTCAGGCGTGACCCGTCCCCGGCGGACTGGGCCGACTGGGAGCGCCGGGTCGCGGCCGGCGAGGATTTCGTCCAGGCGGCACGAGCCCGGAACATGGCGACCTCGGGCTTCCGCAAGCAGGACTACGAGCGCCACCAGGCGGTGCTCGCGCTGAGCCGGGAGCTCAGGGGCTACGTGGCCGACCGGGTGGTCGAGGACGACGTCACCGTCCGCAAGGACGGGGTGCCGATAGCGTTCAAGCCGGACGCGAGCGACTCGATGAAGCAGTTCTGGGCGCGGCGTTGGCAGCCCGCCTACCAGGCGGCGCAGGTGCAGGTGAGCGGCGAGCTGGAGGTGAAGAGCGATGTCTCCGACGCGATCGATCGCTTCACCGAGGCTGTCGCCGCTGCAGCAGTTCGCAGCGCTGCCGGCGGAGGAGCGGGAGAGCCTGGAGAGCACGCTCTCCAACGAGGCGAAGGCCGCGCTCGCCTGGCAGTGGCGCAACTGGCAGGCGAGGCCGAACCAGCTCGAGCCTGAGGGCGAGTGGCGCTTCTGGCTCGTGATGGCGGGCCGCGGGTTCGGGAAGACCCGGGTCGGTGCGGAGTGGGTTCGCGAGAAGGTCAAGGCGCACGAGCGGGTTGCCCTGTTGGGCAAGGACGCCGGCGACATGCGCTCGGTGATGATCGAGGGCGAGTCGGGGATCCTCGCGGTTTGCCCGAGGCACGAGCGCCCGGAGTACCAGGCGACCAAGCGGGTGCTCAAGTGGCCCAATGGGGCGATCAGCGAGTTCCGCACCGGCGAGGACCCCGAGGGCGTGAGAGGACTTCAGTGTGAAGCACTTTGGGCCGATGAGATCGCGGCTTGGCAGTATCCGCAGGAGACGTGGGACATGGCGATGCTCGGCCTTCGGTTGGGTCCTGACCCTCGAGCGTGTGTCACCACCACCCCCAAGCCGATTCGACTCATACGTGATCTCGTACGAGATGAACACTGCGTCGTCACTCACGGCACCACTTACGACAATCTCAGTAACCTGGCCCCCGCGTTCGCCACTGCAATCATCCGGCGCTACGAAGGAACCCGACTAGGCAGGCAGGAGCTCGACGCCGAGCTGCTCGAGGACGAGGGGCTCGCCTACCGCTTCAGCGAGCACTACCACGTCGTGCATGGCGCCTGGGAGCCGCCGTCCACGTTCGAGCGCTTCGAGAGCGCCGACTACGGGAGCAACAACCCGACCTGCTGGCTCGCGTGGTGCGTTGACTACGATGGAAACGCGGTCATCTACGACGAGTTCTACGAGCCGGGCCTGCCCAGCGAGATCGCGCCGAAGATCCTCGCGCGGCGCAAGTGGTGGCGCTCGAGTGTCTGCTGGGCCGACCCGTCACTGTGGATCGGCAAGGGCGTCACGAACAAGTTCGGCCGGGAGGCGAACAGTGCCGACGAGTTCCACGACAGTGGAGTGTCACTTGTACGCGCGAACAATGACCGCAAGGCGGGCTACCTCAGGCTCAGTGAGCTACTGCGGATGGAGGATGGCCGCCGCTACCCGAGTTGGCACCAGCGCGCGGGCGAGAGTCCCGCACCAAGGTTGTTCGTCAGTGACCGCTGCGTGAACCTGATCGAGCAACTGAAGGACGCGCCACTGGAAACCAGTGAACCCGGGCCGACCAGTGGCCCGCATCCACTGGAGGCGGTTGCGGTCAAGTGGGAGGGCGCGCACGGCCACGCCCATGCGGCTTGCCGCTACGGCGCAATGAGTAGACCCGGTGCGAGCAGTGAGCCCGAGGAGACGTTCGAGAACGACCCGGCGGCGGCGGAGCGCTGGATGCGCTCGGAGCTCCTGAAGGCGATGGACGAGCGCTGGGAGCGCGAGCAGGACGCCCGCCCGAGCTACACAACCTGAGGAGAGCAAGTGCGCGAGTACGAGAGGATCGAGACGCCGACCGACTTCCCGGCGATGTGCCTGTGCGGCAGCCAGAAGGCGCCGCTCGTCGACACTCACTTGGTCAAGGACGCCTACGGTCACGTCTACGTCTGCCTGCAATGCACCAAGCGACTGGCGCGCGCACTGGGGATCGCGAAGGGCGCCGAGATGGACAGGCTCGAGCACGCCGCCGACCAACTCGCGCACGCCGAGAAGGAAGTGAGCGAGCGGCAGGAGATCATCGACCGGATGACGACGATCGCCGGGAAGCGCGAGGAGAAACTCTCGGCACTCGAGGGCTACATCGAGCAGCTCACCGGGGAGATCGCGCTCCACAGGCAGCAGATGGGCCAGGTACATGCGATCTCGAGCATGGACATGGCCGCCGTCAACTAGCTAACGAGGAGGACACGATGACCGTAGACACAGACCCGGACACCTCGACCGTGGTGAAGACGAAGCCGGTCGACCCGTCGACCGAGACGAAGCCGGCGCCGGGCACCTTGCCGCAGCCGACGATCGAGGTTCAGTTCACCGAGACGCAGATGAGCCAGGACGAGCAGAACGCGTGGAAGTTCCAGAAGCTCGCGCGCGCAACGGGGATCAGCCTGCTCACCCCGCACGAGGAGCAGCAGGCGAAGAAGGACGCCGACGCGGCGGAGAAGGAGCAGCAGAAGATCGAGCAGCAGCGGCAGGAGGACGAGGAGGCCGCGGCGGAGGAGGCCGAGAGCGCCGACGAGCCCGAGTCGAAGAAGACGCCCGCCACGACGAAGTCGGGCAAGTGAACTACCGCACCGACCGCTCGCTGCTTCTGGAGCACGACCCGGCGAAGCTCGACCGGCCCGCGCTGCGCACGCTCCGGGACGCGACCTGGGTCCACCAGCAGGCCGCGATGACGCAGGGCTACAACTCGCTCGCGGAGATGGCGATCGACGAGCTGATCGTGCTCGTGCGCGAGCTGACCGAGCGCGTCGACCGGCTCGAGGGCCGCTTGCACCGGGTCGGCTGGGCGACCGAGCCGCTCGATCCCGAGCTCGGCGAGTGATCTACGTCGCGCTCGTCGAGGCGCTCGCACTCGTCGCGCTCGCCGTCGTGTTCGCCGGGCTCGTGCGGTCACTGCTACGGCAACAGGCGCGCGAGCGCGACCTCCTGTTGAACAAGGTGATGTTCCTCGCCGGCCGGACGTGGGAGCCGCCGCCGGCGGACCTGCCGATCGCCGAGGAGCCGCTCGACTACGGCGAGCTCGAGCCCGGCGTCCTGCAGAACTACTAAGGAGCCGCCATGAGTTATGTCCCGCCGCCCGTCGCGTGGAACTACCGCGACGGCAAGCCGGTGCTGTTTGAGTGGTGCTCGTCGTGCAACTCGTTCCACATCAAGGGCGAGCACTCACAGCCGAGACTCAAGAGCGTATGACTTCGCTTGCGCTAGCCGACACGAACGGGCAGATGACGCTGCTCGAGCCGATGGTGAAGCCGATCCGCGACCGGATCAAGCAGGGCCGCGACTACCGGCGCCGTTTCTTCGAGCCCGGCTGGCAGGTCAACCTCGCCTACGCGAGCGGGCAGCACTGGCTGGTCTGGCACGGCCAGACAAGGACGCTCAGGACGATCCAAGAGCTCGACCCCCGTTACCGCGACCGCGAGCTCGTCACCGCCGACGTGATCACCGAGTATCGCCTCACCGCACTCGGCGAGCTCGGCTCCGACAACGACCGCCCCGAGCTGATGCTGCGCCGCGACGACCAAGTCTCGGAGGACTTCCAGGAGCAGCTGAACCGCGCACTGGCGTACGGGTGGGATCACGAGTGGGACGGCGACGACGCGCTCGCGCAAGTGGACCGCTACGTCGTCGATCTCGGCACCGCAGCGATCCGCTGCCGCTTCGACCCGACCTCGGGGCCGGTGATGGACGAGAACATCCCGCACCTCGACGGCAAGCCGGTGCTCGACATCGGGCAGGCCACCGACCTGATGAGCGGCGGCCCGAACCCGGCGGTGACGATGCAGGCGGTGCGTGCGGGCCGCATCTGCTGGGAGCCATTGTCGGCGTTCAACATCATCGTGCCGCCGGGCGCCGTGCACGAGAAGAGCTTCGCGTGGGAGGCGATCGTCAGACCGACGCTGCTCGCGGACGTGAAGGAGCTCTACGCGGCTCCGGCGGCCGGCCTCACCGAGGACAACGACATCTCGACCTCGCTGGGGATCTCGACCTCGAGCCCGAGCCTGAACGCCTCCACCTACATGCAGGGTGACGCGAAGCAGAACCGGCTGCGTGACCACGTCTGGCTGTTCAGCTACTACGAGCGCCCCACCCAGAAGTATCCGCAGGGGCGGGAGATCACGTTCGCCGGCAACGACCTGAAGCTGCTCGACTACAAGGAGACGTTGCCCTATCTGGCGCCGGACGGCACCCATCGCTCCGGGATCGCCTACTTCCACTGGTGGCGCGTCACGGGCCGCTTCTGGAGCCGCGCGCTGATGGACGTCCTCAAGGACGGGCAGAAGGGCATCAACAAGAGACGAACCCAGATCAACGAGATCATCGACCGGAACATGCCGTACGTGATCGTGCAGAAGAACTCGGAGGCGAAACGGCGGCAGGGATTGGTGAACGAGATCGTGGAGATCGACCCGTCGGAGCGGGCGCCGCAGCCGGTGAACGGGATCGGCCCCGGCCCCTGGATGCAGGGCGACGTCGAAGCACTCCGGGAGGATCTCGCGCACGCTTCAGGAATCGCCGGCCCCAGGCGTGGCGAGAACCCCCCGGGGGTCACGACCTACGCGCAGCTCTCACTCTTGAACGAGGCCGACACCGCGAAGCGCGAGCCGATCTATCTCGAGCGCAAGCGCGCGATCTCGCAGCTCGTCGAGGACACCGTCTACGACATCCGCACCTACTGGGGCCGAGACAAGCAGATCGCGCTCGCCGGCGACGACGACCGGCTCGAGGCGATCACCTTCGACGCGACCCGCACCCCGGCGTTCTTCATCGTCCAGATCGGCAAGGGCGTCGCGAAGCCGCGCTCGCCGGCGGCGGAACTGCAGAAGGTCACGGACATCTGGAACGCCGCGGTGTTGTCGGCGGCGGTGCAGTCGAGCCCGTCGGCGTGGATCCAGTGGTACAAGGACTCGTTCGAATCCGGCGAGGCGCTGGAGCTCCCGAACTCGCAGGTGGAGAACCCGGGCGAGAAGGCCGAGTACGAGAACCACTACCTGCAGGCCGGCGTTCCGATGCCGATCGCCTACTACGACGTCCACGCCATCCATCTGCCGATCCACCGCAAGCTGCAGGACATGGCGATGTTCGGGCAGGACATGGCGACCTGGCACTTGGTCGAGCAGCACTGCGAGCTGCACATGCAGGCCGCGCAGGCGCAGGCCAACGCGCAGCTGCAGCAGATGGCGCTACAGGGACCCGGGCCCGGGCCAGGCCCGGCACCCGGGCCGGCAGGGGTGCCGCAGCCTCCCGGCCCGGGGCAAGCTTCCCCGCCGCGTAGCCCCGGTGTCGCATCCCCGCCGGCGCGTCCGCCGGGCTGACAACGAAGGAGGGACGATGGCTCAACCGAAGCTCGGCTCGGGCGCGCGGTTCAGCGCGCTCACCCAGACACTTGCCGCGAAGGGCGCGAAGGATCCGAAGGCGCTTGCCGCGTACATCGGCCGCAAGAAGCTCGGCAAGAAGCGCTTCCAGGGTCTCGCTGCGAAGGGCAAGGGCGGCTGATGCCTCCCACCCAGACCCAGCAGGGCGCGCTCGCCGTCCCGGCCGGTTCGACGGCGACCGTCACCGGCGGCGACATGGTCAACCAGTCCGCGCGCGGCGTCAAGGTCGTGGTCGTCACGACCGCGATCGGGACAGGCTCGATCACGCTCACGATCCAAGGCAAGGACGTGGCGAGCGGCACCTATTACACGCTGCTCGCCGGCGTCGCGGTCACGACGAACACGACGAACATCTACACCGTCTACCCCGGCCTGACCGCCGCCGCGAACGTGACCGCGACGGACGTGCTTCCTTACATCTGGCGGCTGCTCGTGACGGCGAACAACGCGAACGCCGCGACGTACAGCGTCGGGTTCTCGACGCTCGCCTGATGTCGAGCCAGCAGTACACGGAGTTCGGGCCGATCAACCCGGGCAACTGGGACGACCTGAACGCGTTCCTCGCCACGAGCGTCGGCCAGGCCGACCTCGACGCGATCCTCGCCTCGGTCGCGCACGTCGACTGGCACAACATTACGGTCCAGTCCCGCTTCACGAACGTCGGCCAGGGCTACTCGCCCGCCCGCTACCGGTTGACCCTCAACAACGTCGTTCATTGTGAGGGCTGGCTCGCTCACGGCGCCTATGTCGGCAACGAGACGCTCCCGATCCTGGTTGGCACGCTGCCGCCCGGGGCACGGCCCGGCGGCAAACTCGTCTTCCCCGCTTACATGGTGACGCAGGACGGCAGCAGCGTGTACCTGGCGCGCAAGGAAGTGTGGCCCGACGGGTCGATCTACTACGCAGGGCAGTTGATCACCAGCCCGCACTACGTCTCGCTCAGCAACATCAACTTCTCCGTCGGCGCCTAACCCACCTAAACGAAAGGAGTCCCGCATGGGAGCTGTAACCGTCGCGGCCGTCAAGCGCAATCTCGGAGGCGGGACTGCGCGCGAGGGCATCTTCGACATCACGTTCAGCGGCACCTACGCCGCCGGCGGCGACACGTACACGCCGTCGCAGTTCGGCATGACCACCGTCCACGGGATCGACGCGTTCGGCGCCGCAGTCGCGTCGACGACGACCGGGTTCACGTTGATGCCCGACTACGCGAACCTGAAGCTGCGCTTGATCGGCGGGGCCGCCTCGGGGATCGCGGGCGCGGAGACCGCAGTCGCGAACCAGGCGGCGACCGTCGTGCGCTGCCGCGTGATAGGGGACGCGCCCTATGTCTGAACTCGCCCCCGAAGGGGCAGCGGTCGAGCCGGTCGAGGCTTCGGCGGAGGACACGTCGTGGATGCCGAGCCAGGACGAGTGGCAGGCAACCCAGGATCGGCTCGCGCAGTTCGAGCAGGCCCTGCAGCCACAGCCACAGTACGAGCAGCAGCAGCCGCAGATCCCCGACCCGTTCTCGGAGACCTACGCGCAGGACCTGCAGGCCTACACGCAGGCGCATCTCGCGCCGCTGCAGCAGTTCGTCGAGCAGCAGCAGATCGCCCAGGGCGAGCAGCAGGCGATGGAGATGCTCGGCGAGATCGCCGCCCGCGAAGGGGAGTTCGACAAGCAGATGGCCTGGATGATCGCCCGGGACACCGCCGCGACCAGGGGTGCCCCCTCGAGCGACCGCGAATCCCAGCAGCTGCTCAACGAGGCGGCCCGGCAGGTGCGCGAGTACGAGAAGCGGATCGGTGAGGCCTACCACCAGGCCCAGATCCAGCAGATCCAGACGGTCGCCGGCGCTCCGCGCGGGCTGCCGGCGCAGGTCAACGGGGCGCAGACGGTCTCGGCCGGGGGGTACGGGAACGTGCCCGGCGCGGTCGAGCGGCGCTTCTTCGGCGGCAACTAGCAGCACTCACATCCAAGCGAGCCACGGGGCCTCGGCCTGCCGTGGAACACAGAGAGGAAGGTGTTTCCATTTTGGCCGACAACGCCCTAACCACGCTTCAGCCGTACCTGATGGAGAAGCAAGGGCAGGTGTTCGACGTGTTTGCCAGCGAGGCGGTGTTCCTCGCCGAGATGAGCGGTTATGAGACGGCGATGAACGACGGCCGCGGCGGCACGAACCCGCAGGGCGCCGTCACGCGGATCACCCGGGACGGGCCGGTGGGCGCGAACCGGGAGCAGTTCAGCGGCAAGTACGTCAAGCACGCGCTCGTCACCGCTGGTCTTCCCGGCGGCGGCCAGATCCAGGAGTCCTCGACCTGGAACGTCGCGCACATCCTGCCGGTCACCGAGGTCCACATCTCCCTGGTCCGCACGCTGTACCCGTTCACGATCACCGTCGACATCGAGCGCGACTCGATGGACAACTCGATGGGGGCGGTGCTCGGGAAGCTGATCGACGAGACCCGCTCCGCGACGGCCCGCCTGGAGAACAGGCAGATGCTCGGGGACGGGACGGGGCTGATGGCTTCGATCACCGACTCGGCGACGTCATTGACGACGACGGTGCCTGTGGCCCCGACCGCCGGCGCGGCGAACTTCGACGTGCTGCTCCCGGGAACCGTGTGGGACGTCCTGACCCGCTCCACGGGCGCCGACCCGGGGCAGGGGCTGCGCCGCAAGATCAGCTCGGTGAACGAGACGACCGGCGTGATCACCTGGCTGACGACGCAGCAGGCCTCGGACGGCGGCTCGGGCAACATCGTGCATGCCGCGACGGAGGGGATCTACATTCCGGGCTCGTGGTCGAACGGCACCGCCGGCACCACCACGGCGCCGGGCGCCCTGTGCGCGCAGGGGATCGAGCAGGCGCTCGCCTCGACCGGCACGTTCGAGACGCTGGACAAGGCCGCGGCCGGGAACGCGTTCTGGCAGGGCATCGACGGCCGCGGCGGCGACACGACGTCGCTGCCCCTCTCGACGCAGATGCTCGACGGCGGCGTTCGCCGCGGGCGCAGGTCGGGGCTCGGGAAGTGGGACTTCGCGATCGGTGACCCCGCCGTGATCGACCTCTACAAGCAATCCCTGTACGCCTCGGTCCGCTACGACGGGCAGACGAGCGTGCTCAAGTCCGGGTTCGCCGGCCCGGTGTACGACGGCGGCGACGCTCCGTTCCCGCTGATCAAGGAGCCGGAGGCGAGGAAGAACGGCCTCCGCTTCATCGACAAGTCGAGCTTCCAGCTGTACGGCGACGCGCCCGGCCCGTCGTTCCTCACCGACGACGGCGCCATGTTCCGTCGCTTCAGCCGCACGCTGGCGAAGGAGGCCGACTTCCTCGACCGCTGGCAGCTCGGCGTGTCGCGCTGCAACACGCTCGTGTTCTTCAACAACCTCGCCCAGGCCGCCTGACCCGGATGGGCCTGGTTGAACGGACGCTCGACTCGGGGCTGGCCCTGCAGGAGTACGGGCAGGACCACGCCTCGCTCGAGCGTGAGCTCCGCAGACGCGACCCGCTGCTCTCGCTGCAAGGCTGGCCGTCGGTCACGCACGGCTGCATCCTGTGGAAGGTCGTCCGTTACGCTGGCCCGGACCGACCCCCGGACACGGTGTGTGTGTGGCAGGGGGAACGGGGAGAACCGTTCCCTCTGTCGTCCGGGATCCTCGACCTCGTCGACCGGCTCGACCGCAACAGCCGCCACGGGCACGTCAGTGAAGACGAGATCAACGCGGCGCGTGACCGCGAGCTCGAGCGGCAGGTCGAGCGTGACCGCGAGGCGCTTACCGACGACTGGGTCTTCAAGCACGGTAGGCCGGTGCTGCCGCGGTCGCAATCGCTGCGGATGGCTCGTGACAAGCAGCGCGCCCGAGGGAGGAAGGTCTGATGAGCATCTCACTCACCCCGACCACCCCGATCGCGCTTGTCCTCGGTTTGGAAGGGGGCTCGACGGGAGCGACCGGGCCTGCCGGGCCTGCGGGACCGACCGGGCCCGCTGGGCCAACCGGTCCCGCCGGAGCGACAGGGCCAGCAGGAGCAACGGGCGCTACAGGCGCAACCGGCCCGGCTGGGGCGACAGGCCCGCAGGGAACAGCGGGCACGGGCCTCACCTTCAAGGGCAGCGTCGCGACCTCGGCCTCCCTCCCCGGCGGGGCCACGACCGGCGACGCCTACACCGCCCTCGACACCGGGCACGTCTGGACCTGGAATGGCACCACCTGGATCGACATCGGAGCTTTCGCAGGCCCGGCCGGGCCAACGGGAGCAACGGGAGCGACGGGAGCAACGGGAGCGACCGGGTCAACGGGAGCGACGGGAGCAACCGGCCCGGCAGGAGCAACCGGCGCGACCGGCCCGGCCGGCCCGACTGGCGTCACCGGCCCGGCCGGCCCGACTGGCCCAGCCGGGAGCGGCAGCAGCGGGCAGCTCAACCTCGTCACCGACTACGGCCTCTCGACGAGCGCCGGGACCGAGGCGGCGAACAGGACGGCCATCCTGGCGGCGTTCACCGCTTCGGCGGGGCTGAAGCGGATCTACCTCCCGGCCGGTCGCTATCCCTGCAATCCGTTCCTGCTGCCGAGCTTCCCGATCTACTTCTACGGGGACGGCAAGGCCTCCAGCATCCTGAAGTTCCCGCAGAGCATCACCTACGCGGTCAGCTACGACAACACCTCCACCGGCAAGGTGCAGTCCGGCTCCCCGTTCTACTCGACCGGCTCAGACAGCAAGAAATCGAGCTGGAACAACGCCTGGACGATCAGCGGGATCGGGTTCGAGGGCAGCGACTGGAGCGGGAGCGCACTCACCAACGCCGCGCTCGACTTCCCCGGCTGGGTCGCCACCGACCCTCGCTGCCTGAAGCTGAGCCTCTACGACGTGGGAATCGGGCTCTTCCAGGGCAACGGGATCAGGTACGAGATCAACGGCCTCTACGGCGACAGCGTGTTCGAGGACGTCGAGGTGTTCGCGAACAACGGGGTGGGGGTGATCCCCGGCAGCGACCAGCGCTGGAAGAACCTGCTGACGCATGACAACGGCAGCTGGGGGCTGCAGCCCTCCGATCACCGCAACACGCAGCTGATCGGCGGCAAGGCGTACGGGAACGGCCAGGTAGGGCACACGGGCGGCGGCTACTACATCCGCGGAAGCCTCACCCTGATGACGAACCTGTATGCCCAGGACAACTACGGCCCCGGGTTCCAGTTCGACGGCGCGGCCCTCGTGCAGGCAGGTCAGCTGTTCGCGGACCGCAACTGCGTCAACGGCACCGACCTGTCGGGGCTGGTGATCAACAACTGCAACGCCATCATCATCGACGGGTACGGCGCGACGGACACGTCGCGGACGAACCAGGCGCACGCGCTCAAGGTCACTGGCACGAACAGCCAGGGCGTCGTGCGGCTCAACCAGTACCAGAGCAACCTGGGCCTAGGCACTGTCGTCGAGAGCAACTCCGGCGGCGTCACCGTCTACGGCCCGGTTTCCGGGGTTGCCACGGACACGATCTGGGACACGAAGGGCGATGTTGCGGTGGCGTCGGGCGCCGATGCGGCCTCGAAGCTTGTGGTCGGGTCGAACGGGCAGGTACTTACTGCGGACTCGGCCCAGACGCTCGGGGTCAAGTGGGCGACGCCGAGCGCCGGAGCGGGCGTCGCCGGCGACACGATCTGGGATACCAAGGGCGACCTCGCCGTCGCGACCGGCGCCGACACGGCCGCCAAGCTCGCCGCCGGAGCGAACGGGCTGGTCCTCACCACCGACTCGACGCAGTCGACCGGGCTCAAGTGGGCAGCCGCCGGCGGCGGCGGCGCCTGGACGCTGCTGTCGACCACCACCCTCGGGAGCGCCGGCACCTTCGACGTCAGCTCGATCAGCGGCAGCTACAACGACCTGATCTGCGTCCTGATCGCCCGCTCGGCCGCCGGCGTCGCAACCGACGTCCCCTGGTTCCTGCTCAACAACGACAGCACCGGCATCTACTACCGGGACGGCGTCCAGTCGATCGGCGGCACCGTCTCCGGGATCGAGTCCCGCGGCGACAACCAGATCAAAGGTGGCCAGGTAACCGGGTCGACCGCGCTCGCGAACTCGTTCGGCGTCGTCGAGCTCACCGTCTTCGGGTACGCCTCGACGACCTGGTCGAAGAACACGCAGTGGCAGTCGTTCAACCTGAACGGCACCGCCAGCGGCGGCGGTACCCACCAGACCGGCGGAACGCTCTGGAACTCGACGGCCGCCGTCACCCGCGTCGTCTGCAGCGCCGCCGGCGGCAACTTCCTCACCGGGTCGCAGCTCCGCATCTACGGGAGGCTCTGATGGCGTTCCCCTCGACCTACGCTGACATTCAGCAGGCCGTGATCGAGAAGGCGACGCTCGACCCCGTCCTCGATCTGCCCAAGACGAAGGACTGGATCAACCAGGTGTACTTCCAGGCCGCGGTCGAGACAGAGGCGATCTCGGGGGAGGCGACGATGCCGCTGACCTCGGGTTCGGCGAGCTACGCGCTCCCGGCCGCGGTCGCGCGGATCCGGCAGATGGCGGTGCAGCCGTCCGGCTCGACGGTGTTCAACGCGCCGCTCGTCCTGACGACGCTGGACGAGATCCTGCAGCGCCGCCAGAGCGGCCAGCAGGGCTCCTACCCGCAGGCGACCCACTACACCCTCGTCGGGATCAACGGGCTCGAGCTGTGGCCGACCCCGGCCGCCACCGACGTGATCACGATCTACTACGTCTCCTACCCGACCGCCCTCTCGGCAGGGACCGATGTGCCGGTGTTCGAGGAGCCGTACGCGTCGAAGATCCTCGAGTACGGCGCATTGGCCGAGGCCGGCGACTTCAAGGGCGACCCGGCGACCGGCCAGTGGGCGGGCGACTACACCGACTGGATGAACCGCTACCGCGCGCACCTGGAGCGGAAGCGCGGGATCATCCCGGGCCAGTTCCACCAGTGGGGCGAGCCGGTCTCGGCGGGCTGGGGCTCGTATGGCTACTAGCGCCGGCGTCAACGCCTCCTCCGGCAGGCGCGGATACCTGCGTTATCTGTACGGCAACCACTTCTGGATCCCCGAGATTCTGGCGGACTTCACGCGCGGGATCGTGCGCGACACGACGAGGGACGCGATCCCCGCCAACGGTGTCTACGACAGCGTCGACTTCCTGCTCGAAAGGCCCGGGGTCGCGTACAAGCGCGGCGGCACGCAGTTCCAGTGCTCGGCGGTCAGCGGCGGCAGCGTGACCGGCCTCGTCGGGGTCGCCGCCCCGGAGTACCCGGGCGACCCGCGGGTGCTCGCGATCGGCTCGTCGGGCGCCGCCCGGATGCTCTTCGACGTGACCACTGGTACACCTGCTACCGGGATCACCCTCAGCACGCTGGAGACGTACGAGAACTCGCCGCTGCACAAGGACAAGCTGATCCTCGCCGACGGGCGCGGCGCTCTTCCCCCGAAGAAGGCGTACTTGTCGAGTGGCGCCGTCGCGGTCGCCGACCTCGGCGGCAGCCCCCCGGCGGCGAAGTACTCGTGCGTCCACGTCCAGCATCTCGTGCTCGCGAACTCGACCGCCAACCCGAACCGGGTCTGGTTCAGCCCGATCCCCGACATCGAGACGACCTGGGACACCGTGAACAGCTGGTTCGACGTGCCGCACGAGGTGATCGGGCTCGCCTCGATTCAGGGGGTGCTGATCATCTTCTGCCGCGGCGAGACGTGGCGGGTGCTCGGCGACGTTCCGCCCGGCCATCCGACGTTCAACATGCAGCTGCAGCCGCTTGCGAGCGTCGGTTGTATCGACGCGCGCTCGATCGTGAAGATGAACGGCCTCGTCTACTGGGCGCACGAGAGCGGCGTGTACTACACGAACGGCGCGGCGCCCCAGTCGATCACGCACCTCGCGAACGGGACCGGGATCGGCAGGTTCTGGGCCGACGCGCTCTGGGGGTACGCACCGATGCTCGGCTCGGTCGTCTGCGCCGGCGTCTACCTGAACAAGTACCTGTTCGTCACGGTCACGCATTCGGCGAGCGACCCGCAGCCGAGCGCGAAATACCAGTTCCTCTACCACGAGCCGACCGGCTGCTGGACGCGGCTCGCGAGCGGCGCGACCGCGAACATGTACGCGGCCTCGTTCGCGCCGCCGGTCGAGCTCTACGTGAGCGCGGACGTCAACTCGCTCCGCGTCGCCAAGTTCTCCCCCCTGTTCACACCGAGCTCGTCGAACAAGAACGACGCGAACGGCGACCCGGTCGCCCCGACGATCACGTTCCGCACGCTGAGCGACCAGAACCCGGCGCTGAAAGCGTGGGGCCGCGCGCGGCTCACCTACGACATGCGCGACGCGGCGAGCGACAACCCGACCTTGGCTGTCGCCGCCGCGTCGGGGATGGAGGCGACCACGTTCGCGACGGTCTCGACGCTTGCCGAGACCACGGACACGGTGCGGCAGCGGGTCTCGTTCGCGCGTGACAGCCAAGCGCTCACGATCCGGTTGACGCAGTCGAACGCGTCGGCGATGACCGAGCTGCACGCGCTCGAGGTGGAGTCCAGGCCGTACCCGCGCGCCGCCGAAGGCGTGTAGATGGCGAAGATCGACTCGGTCTACGACTTCACCGACAAGGCGCTCGTCGAGCTGAAGTCGTGGCTCGAGCCGTGGTTCCTGCGTAAGGACACAACCCAGATCGTCGACACTCCCTCGTTCGCCGAGGCCGTCGCCGAGCTGGCCGCCACCCGCGACCTGCGCGGCTACTGGCGGCTCGGGGAAGGTGCCTCCCCGTTCGCGGACACGTCCGGCCACGTGACCCCGGCCGCCGCCGTCAAGCACACCTCGACGACCGCGATGTCGGAGAACGTCTCCGGCGCGCTCCCGGCAGCAGACGATGACGGCGCCGTTGCGTTCAACGCCTTCGCGCTCAGTGACTATCTCTCGACCGGCGGTGTCGATCCCACCCGGTTCGACTTCGCGCTGACCGACACGGCGGTGACCGTCGCCGCCTGGATCAAGCCGAGCGCCGGCACGACGGCGGCTCCCGCCACCGTCGCCGGTGAGTGGTTCAACGACGGCACCTACGGCGGCAGCGGCTACCGGATCGGCGTCAACTTCCCGGCGCTGACGCCGTTCTTCGAGCGGCGTCGCGCCGCCGGCGGGACACCGGACGGGATTGCGACCGGCCTCGCGATGGTCGCCGACACCTGGTACTTCGTGGTCGGCACCTACAACGGAACCGCAGGCCACAACCTGTACGTCAACGGCATCCTCGCCGCGAGCGACGCGACGACGTTCCAGCTGATCTCGGCCGGCTTCGGGTTCTACATCGGCTACGGCGTCAACACCGGCGGTGTCCCCACGTCGTTCAAGGGCGCCGTCGACGAGGTCAGCGTCTGGGGGTGGGCGCTCACGGCGGCCGAGGTCGCGACGCTGTACGAGTCCGGTGTCGGCGTGGATCCCGGTGTCGGGACGTTCTGGTTCCACGGCAGCGGCACACCGGCCTCGAGCCTCGGCGACGACGGCGCCTACTACCTCGACACCGCGACTGGGCACATCTGGTTCAAGGCTTCGGGCGCGTGGGCGCAGATATGGCCGTGACAGCTACGGACGAGAGGGAGGCCTAGGTGGCAGCGACGAACCCCTACAAAGGCATCTTCTCCGGCAGGATCGCCAACTACGCGACCCCGAAGATCGCCGCGACGCTCGGCGGATTGGGCGGGGCAACCGCGAAGAGCTTCACCTACGGGGAGGTTCCGAAGAACGCCCTCTACCGCACCTACGGGCCGACGGGGAACATCACCGTCAGCGGCTCCCACCCGGTGAATCAGCGCTGGGAGTACGCGAGCCCGCAGGACTACCGCGGCTACGCGAAGGGCGTGATCGCGCAGCAGAAGAAGGCGGCCGCGGCGGCGCCCACTGCGCCCGCTAGCGCACCCGCCGCGGCAGCTGCCGCATCTCCGGTCAGCACCGCGCTCGCTGCTCCCGCCGCGGCGACCGGGGGCGGCACGACGAACCCGTTCCTGACCGACCCCGGCTACCTATCCGCCCTCGCCGCCGAGCAGACCGGCAGCCAGCAGGCAGACAACGCGCTGCGGGCCGCGCAGGAGCAGGCGATCGTCCAGTTCGGCGACCCCTCGCTCGCGCAGGCGGCCGGGCTCAACATCAACCCGCTCACCGCCTCGATGGCGCAGGCGAACACCGCGGCGGGCACCTCGACGGTCGCCGGGTACCAGCGCACGAGGGACGAGAACCAGCAGAACATCCTCGACTCGTTGGCCGCACACGGGATGCTCGACTCGGGGCAGACCGGCTACGCGACGACCCGCAACCAGGAGGCGTACGGACGTGACGTGTACGGTGGCCTGCAGACTGCGTTGAGCGGGCTGAACACCGCTGCGGCGACCGACGTGTCGGCGAAGCAGGGGCTGCACTCCGACGTCACGAAGGCACTGCTCGGCGCCTACCAGACCTACGTGCAGAACCCGCAGTTCTGGGGGGCCGCCGACACGGGCGGGCCGAAGGCCGCTGCGAACGCCGCCGCAACCGGCACGTCGCCGGTCGCTTCGGCGTTGTCGCCGAGCAACACCGCTTACAGGCCGCCGGCGTCACCGACCGCACGCCCGACTCCCTCGCCGCCCAGGCTTGCGACCGCTAATCCCTACGCCGGCCAATCGGCCAGAAACGCGAGGGCAGGCTGATGCCTCCACCGAGAGTCACCTACGTGCTCGCTCGCCCTACCGCAATGGCTGCCGGCGGGGCGGGCGGGGTGCCTAGCTACACAGGCCCGACCGCCGCCCAGCAGGCACAGGCGATCCTCGGGCCGCAGCTCGCGCAGCAGAACCTCTACGCCGCGCACCAGAACGCCGTCATCCAGTCGTTCGCGCGCTCGCTATTGGGGAAGCTGCAGCCGGTCGCGAAACAGGTCGGCGGCGACTACGACCAGGCGATCCAGCAGATCGGCGGGCTCTCCGGGCAGGCGGCGCAGTACCTCTCGGGGCAGAACCCGACCCCGATGCAGCAGGCGCTCACGAGTTCGGTGGGAGCGCCGCCGGAACAGCAGGCGCAGGAGGCCGCGCAGCTCGGAAACGTGTTCCGGGGTGGCGCCGGGGTGCTCGCGTTCACGGGCGGCACCATCCCCGGCTCCGAGCTCGCCGGGAACAAGGCCGCGGCGCAGACGTTCGCGCGGACGCTTCCGTACATCGGCAAGCTCAGCGGCGACCAGAGTCTTGCCTCGGCGATGTGGCAGCAGAGCCAAGATAGGGCGAAGCTCGAGGCGACCCGACCGCAGCTCGTGTCGGACGCGCAGTCGAACATCGACACGGCGAACTACCGGGCCGCCTCGCTCGGGCAGACGGCCGCGTCGGACGCCGAGCACATACGCGAGTTCGACCTCACTCGTAGCGACAAGGTCGCGGCGGCGAAGGCGAAGGCGGCGGCACCACCGACGCCGCACTACACGACCGTCACGGATTCAACGGGAACCTACGTCGTCAATGAAGACACGGGTGCTCGGAGGCGAGTCGGGGAGGGCAAGACACCGACAACATCGAGGCCGCGTTACACGACGGTCACCGACTCGACCGGAACCTACATTGTCAACGAGGACACAGGCGCGCGGAGAAGGGTCGGGGAGGGCAAGCAGCCCGGAGCACCGACGCCGCACTACACGACCGTCACGGATTCGACCGGGACCTATGTCGTCAACGAGGACACGGGGGCAAGGAGAAGGGTCGGTGAAGGAAAGGCGGCGGCGACACCGACACCGCACTACACCACTGTCAGCGACGCCTCGGGCACCTACGTCGTGAACGAGGACACCGGAGCGAGGCGCCGGATTGCGGGGCCGAAGGTGGCCGCGCCGTCGACGAGCGCGCCTAGCACGAAGACGATCAACGGCGTTACCTACATGTGGGATGCCGGACGCCGTGGCTGGGTCAAGTCGGGTCTGCCGGTTGCGGCAGCTAAGACCCCGTCGGCGACGGCGCCGACGACGAAGACGATCAACGGCGTTACCTACCAGTGGGATAAAGGCGGCCGCGGCTGGGTGCCGGCGCAGGGGCTGCCGACGGCGACGCCGAAGAAGAAGACGTTAACCCCGACGGAGGCGCAGACGGAAGTCCAGAGGGTCGACGATGCACTCGCCACGATGCAGTCGGGGTACACGTCGTCCGGGACGGCCGTGAAAGATCGAACCGGTAAAACGCTCGGCCCGATCACCAGTCGGGCCGATGCGATGGCCGAGCTTGAGAAGGAGGGCTACTTCTCCTCGCCGGCGCTGAAACGGCTGGCGATGGCACGCCTGAACAAGGCCTACCCGCCCGACATCGTCGTGCGTAGCAAGGGGCCGCTCGGGGTGATCGCGACGGCGCCGCCGCCGTGAGCTCGTACTTCCCGACCCGCGCGGGCTCGGCGCTCGCGCAGCCGAAGCTGCTCGCGGGGCCGAAGCCTACCCCCGCGGCCGCGCCTCCTCCTCCGGTGAAGGTCGTGAAGGTGCGTGCTCATACCCGTGCCGTGCCGGTGAAGGCCAAGCCCGCGCCGCAAGCGAAGCCAGCGGCCCCGTCCTCGAGCACGCAGAGCGTCCAGCCGGTCGACCGGTCGACCGTGAAGCGGTTCGCCCCGAACTTCGCCACCGAGCCCGTCGCCGGCCACGTTCAGGGGCTCAGGAACCCGGACGGCTCCTGGGTGAAGCCCGGAGGGAAGTTCCAGCCGGGCGCCCATCTCGCTCTGCGCCCCTACTACACGAACACGTTCACGCTCAAGCGTGGCGCCGGGCCGCCCGGGCAGGAGAGCACGCAGCTGAACGCGGCCCAGGTCGCGACAGCCAAGAAGATCCAGGTCGCGAACTACGGGAAGCCGGGCTACATCGCTCGGTCACTTGTTCCTGGTGGGCTCGACGAAGGCGGCACGACGAGCCCCGTCCAGGCTGTAAAGCGGGGAGTCGAGGCGGCTACAACGGTTCTTCCCGGCGGGGGTGCGATCGAGGCCGCCGGGGTTCTGGGGTACGGGCTCAAGGTTCTCCGGACTATTCCTGGCGTCAAGAACGTGGTCGAAGCCGCGCCCGCGGCGGCCCACACCACCGAGGCGGCCGCTACGGTCCGCGGCGCCCTGCCGGGCGCGAAGATCGCTCGCGGGAAGCAGGAGGCGGGGTACACGCCGGCGAGAGCCCAACGGGTTGCCGCCGGCCAAGCTCATCTCGATAACCCGAACCTTTCGGCGGCCGAGGCGTTCGCGAAAGCAAGGGCCGAGCAGCGCGGCCCGCTTCCGAAGATCAACTTCCTGGGCTTCGGTGATCTGAACGAGAAGACGTTGCAGGAAGCGCAGACCAGTATCCGCAACCACCCGAACCTCGGGTTCTACCAAAAGCTCAACGCCTCGCACGCGCTGGTGAACGCGCTCGGAGGGACAGTCCCGACACGCAGCGAGATCCTCCTGCTCGAGCACGTCTTCGGAAAAGGAACCGGCGAGGGACTGGTCGGGCTCGCCAAGAATCCGGGCAGGGAAGCGCTGGTGAACGCGCTCAACATCCCGCGGTCGCTGATGGCCTCGTTCGACCTGTCGGCGCCGTTCCGGCAGGGGCTCATGGTCGCCACGCGCCACCCGACGATCTTCGGCCGGAACTTCGGCTCGATGGTCAAGGCGTTCGGCAGCGAGAAGGTGTACCACGGGATACACGACGAGATCCGGGCGCGAGCAACGTATCCGCTGATGGTGGAGGCGAAGCTGCCGATCACCGAGCTCGGTCACGACGTGGGCGGGCGCGAGGAGCGGTTCGCGTCCAGCTACGCGGAGACGCTGACCGGCGGCAAGTACAGCCCCGTGCGCGCCTCGGGCCGCGCCTACACCGGCTTCCTCGACAAGACACGCGCCGACGTCTTCGACCATCTGATCAAGAGCGCCCAGAGCCAGGGCGTCAACATCCATGACCCGCACTTCCTAGAGAGCCTCGGCACGTACATCGGTTCCGCCACCGGCCGCGGCGAGCTCCGCACCCTAGCGCCGGCCGCCAATGCGCTGAACGCAGTTTTCTTCTCCCCCCGCCTGATGGCCTCCCGCCTCAACTTCCTCAACCCGGCCTACTACGCCCGCCTGCACCCGTTCGCACGCAAGGAGGCTCTCCGGTCGGCGATCCAGCTCGCCGGGACAGCATCCACGCTACTCGGGCTCGCCTCACAGATCCCAGGTGTCAAGGTCAACACCGATCCGAGAAACCCGGACTGGGGGAAGATCCGGATCGGCAACACACGGATCGACATAGCGGGCGGGTTCCAGCAGGAGCTGCGGCTGCTCGCTCAGTTCGCGAGCGGAGTCGCGATCAGCTCGACGACCGGGAAGAGGCTGAGCCTGACGGCCGGGGGGTTCGGGAAGCCGACGAGGCTCGACATCGTGCAGCGGTTCTTCATGGGGAAGGAGTCGCCGATCGCGAGCCTGATCACTGACTGGATGCGGGGCTCCACCCAGATCGGGCAGAAGTTCTCATGGAAGGCGGCCGCGGCGCAACGGATGATCCCGCTGCTCGCCCAGGACAGCCATGACCTCTACAAGGAGCAGCACGGAGGCATGAACGGCTTGATGGCAGCCTTTGCCGGCTACGGCGTCGGCTCGGTGGGGATCGGGATGCAAACGTACGGGCCGCAAGCGCCCAAGACGAAGCCGTCGACCGGCTACTTTGGCACCTCGGGCGGCAGCGGTGGCGGCAGCCCCTACTTCTCTGGTTCGTCGTCGTCGGGCGGCAGCGGCTATTTCGCGAAGTAGCCGGAGCTGCCCGAATCGCTGAAGTAGCCCGTGGCAGGGGCAGGATGATGCTCGTCCTCGTGTTTCGTTGCCAGCCCGGCGACCGAGAAGGCGACGGCAGCCCCGGCCAACATCGCCAAGGCCAACACCGCCGACGAGCCGCGCGTTCGTACCAACGTAAACAGGGCGAGGCCGCAGAAAGTGACACCTGCGCCGATTGCCAGCCAGAAACTCATGGCGGCCACGGTACGCGCCGCGCGGTACCGCGCGCACCCCCCGAAAGACCTGAATCCACAGGAAGGAGCACCATGACGGTAGAGCTGAAGGGCATTCGCAAGGTCGCCGTGATCGGCTGGGACACCGAGGTCGTGAAGGGCAGCCACGCCTCGATGCAGGTCGCCGGCGAGGAGAAGCGGAACGTCGACAACGACGGCGAATCAAACCTGTTCTTCCCGGGAGACTTCAGCGGCGAGGTCGAGGTGACGGTCGCAGGGTCGCACTCCGGGGAGGAGACCGGGACGATCAGCGTCACCTGATGGCGGACTGGTGGACCAAGCCGTACGCGCTCGGTCCTCCTGTCCCGGTGCCGGGCTTCCCTCGGCCGCTCTTCCCGCCCGACGCCGCCGAGAAGGGCAAGACGCCGAGCGTCAACGGCCCCGATGTGGAGGCCTACAAGCGCACCGTCTCGAGGGCGGGCCGCTGGCAGTGGGGGAAGTTCGACCAGGCGTACTCGGACGCGTTCGCGCACGGGAAGAGCGGCAACGTCTCCGGCTCGGGCGTCGCGGGGGTGCAGCGGCAGATGGGGATCGACGACACGGGCTGGATAGGGCAGCAGACGTTTGATGTGCTGCGCCAGATCCGCGTTCCGCGCGGCGTCCACGAGGGCGAGATGGCGATGGACGCGCGCGCACAGAGCCTGCTCGTGCAGGCGTGGGAGCAGTTCGGCGGCAAGGAGCCGAAGCCCGACCCGTCTCCGGACCTTCGGAGCCTCGCGCTCGCGCAGGCGGTCACGCAGATCGGCGTGAAGGAATCACCGAAGTTCTCGAACCGCACCAAGTACACGGACTGGTACGGGATGGTCGGGCCGTGGTGTGCGATGTTCACCACTTGGTCATACGAGCAGGCGGGCAACTCGCCGTCGTTCCGGCGCGGCGAAACGTACGCCTACGTCCCCTACATCGTCTCGGACGGACGCAGTTACAGGAACGGCCTAGCGGTGACGAAGGACCCGATCCCCGGCGATCTTGTCTGCTTCGACTGGCAGCGCGACGGGGTGTTCGACCACGTGGGCCTGTTCGAGAAGTGGACGACAGGCCGCAGTCAGTTCTCGAGCGTCGAGGGGAACACCTCTTCGGATGCTCACGGTGACCAGTCGAACGGCGGCGAGGTGTGCAGGAAGACCCGCAACCTGAGCGGGGTCGTGTTCGTGCGGGTGGCGGAGCCGTGAAGCGCGGCACGTCGGACTGGGTAGCGATCATCCTCGCCGCCGGCCTCTCGATCGCCGTTGTGGCGCTCGTGGCTGCTGTCGGCATCGCCGCGGTCGAGCACGGGAACACCGCCAGTTCGCTCTCTGACAACGAAACCCAGGTCTTGACCGCCGCGTTCTCGGGGACGATTGGTCTGCTAGGCGGCTGGCTCGGCTACAAGGCCGGGAACGGGCAGAAGCATCTTCCCGAGGAAGGCTGGCCCGAGCCGGAGCCGCCCGAGCAGACGCTCCCGTGGCCGGCCGTCCCGAAGAAGGAGGAGCCCTGATGGGATTGTCCGAACTCACCACCGTCTGCGTGATCGGGTCGTTCGTGATCCTGATCCTCGCGGCGCTGCACGTCATCCACTTCTGACCGCCATCCTGATCGCGCTCGCCATCGTGCTGACGGTCGCGATCGTCATCTCGCTCCGCAAGTAGCCCGCCTGCCACGCTTCCCCGCGGCAGGCGGGCCTTTCTGCGTTCCTAAGAGGCGACTGTCGCTCGTCCTTCGATCACCCGGAGCTCGGGCTTCTCCGGAACGAGCTTCTCGGCCCACCGCTCCGCCTGTCTGATCAGGCCGTCGATCGCTTCGGCGATGAGTTCACGACCGCGTCCCTCGGGGAGCTGGTCGAGGTCTTCGACCATCGCTGCGAGACCCAGCGAGAACTCGTTGATCTTCACGACCATGTTCGCCATGTAGGCGGGCAACGGAAGCGCCTTGTCGATCAGCGCCTGCCGCTCCTGCTCCTGCCGCTTGCGCCGCTGCTCGGCGTCCTGATCATGGACCTCCTGGCTGATCAGCCGCCCCGCCTTCGTCTTTGGATTGGTGATCGTCTTGGCGACTTGCTTGACGACCTCCGGGTCTGCGAGCAGCTTCTCCACCATCTCGACCTTGTCCTCGTGTCGAGTCGGCACCTGACGCTCGCGATAGCGCGATGCCGCCTCGACGTTGCTGAACGGCAGGCCTTCATGATCATGAAGCCTCCAATTCACCAACGTGCTTATCCACGCCGGACT